TGGCTATTTTAGCGGGCGATAATGTGCTTGAAAGTTTGGGCGTTAAGAAGAGGATGAAAATATCCGTGGCCTTTCAAAATGATAGCGGAGATAGGACAGGCGTTCAAGTTGAAGTTTAGAGGGTGATAGTATGGCTGACGGTCAAATATCGAAATCAAGGGTTGAAAGATTAAATGAAAAATATATAGAAACCATACGGCATAGTTCATCTGAAAAGGTTGGTATATGCGAAACTTGCGGACAGCCTTTTGAACAAGTTTGGCGACCCAACCAGAAGCAATATACCGCTTTTAAGACTTGTGGATTATGTAGGGCTTTAAATGCCCGTGGTGAGATGAAAACCGTATTGACTTATACTCCCCATCCAAAACAACAGATAATGCACGACAGCCCTGCAAGGTTTAAGGTGTTGAGCTGTGGAATTCGTTTTGGAAAAGACAGATTTTCCATAATGGCGGGTATAATGCGGTTTGGAGATATGCTGTGCGAGGAACGTGGCGACGATATGGTGCCCGGGGTTTTATGGTGGATAATCGCACCTTCAATGAGGATTGCTCGGCAGAATTGGCGTGAATTAAGGGCTTATCTTCCAAGAGAATGGGTTGTTAATGTGTCTTTTTCTAATCTAACGGTTGAAACAATAAACGGTGGTATTATTGAAGTCCATTCAGCAGATGACCCAGAAAGCCTTGTTGCCGTTCCTTTGGATATTGTAACAATAACAGAAGCCTCAAGGATTAAAGATTTAGAAACTGTTTGGGATAATATCGAGGGCAGATTAAATTCACCCGGTAGAGGTCCGGGTGGTAATGGTGGAATTGGGATAATAAATTCTTCTCCGAAAGGGAGGAATTATTTTTATAAAATGTATTGCTGGGGGCAGAAAAACCATAGTGATTATGATCCTTTATGGGAAAGTTGGATATTTGAAACTTGGGATAATCCTTATATGGCTGTTCGTGGCAATCAAGTGCAGAAGAATGGGAAAACATATAGGGAAAACTTGCAAAGACGTATGTCTAAGCGAAAGTATGAACAGGATTATCTTGGCAGGTTTTTAGCAGAAGCAAATAGCATGTTCCCGGAATTTGAAAAGAATTGCATAGTAAAGCCTCCTGATAGCTTATCAGATATTGAATATAGAAAATTTATAAAGGATTGGGAGGCTGTAGACCCATACGAAACATACACAATAGGCTATGACCCTGCAAAATTAGTTGATAGAGCAATTATTACTATAAGAAATAGCAAAGGCAAGGTTGCTAAAGTGATTGTAATGCAGGGCAAAGGTTGGGATGCGCAATGGGACGAAGTGGCATTTTATTCAAAACTATATAATTATGCGGTTGTCAATTTTGGTAAAACAGGACTAGGTGAAACGATAGACAGCCAATTACAGAAAAGAGGTATTCCAACTAATCCAATCAATGAACAAGGTAGAAACAAAGAGAGGTTAGTTGAAAACTATGCTCATTTAGTAGAACAAGCAATACCTAAATATCTTTATAATGATGAAGTTATATTTGAGCATAATGACTATGAATATAAAACAAATAAAAACGGTAATATGGTTTATGCTAATGCTTCAAACGACGGTCACGATGATATTGTATCGGGCGGATATTTTGCTTTTGCTGATTTTGACATAATTGAAGAAACTTTACCGTGGACTGGTTTAATCGGTGGTGTTAAAAGCAAGGAAAATAGGAGGCGAGTATCTTGAAGTTAAACTTAGATAAAGATTTGCTTTCCCTTGATGGGAAACCAGTAGACAATGGGAATATGGCTAAAGTATTGGCTAATACTCTTGCGAGTACAACTCAAGGAAGTGTTTTTAAGTTTTATGATTGGGCTGTGAAATTGTGGAATGAGGGTGAAATTGAAATAGACCGCTCTGACAAAATGCTTTTAATGCAGTTTGTTGAATCAAGTATGCAACTAACCATACTTGCGAAGGCTCAAATTATGGCTGAAATAGATAAATTGGCTGAATAGGTGGTGATAACAGTATGGGTTTTTTTGATTTTTTAAAAAGGCCAAGAGCAGAACCTGCCGCAACACCGGGAAGGGTATCGGGTGATGGGAATTACTATAATATCTTAACACCCTACAGAAGTAGAACTAATGATATTTTAAGAGATTTAAGGCGAATACCTGACGAGGCAAGTGCTATTGAATATGCTTCTAAAAAAGTACCTGATATGGGTATTTCATTATGGAATTTTTTAAGATTGTCTAATCAAGGGCATGAAACAAAGTTCTATGACCTAAAAGGCAATGTAATGACTAGTATAGAAAGCGAATGGAGGATTTTTGCGGCAAGGGTAAATACAATATCTAATAGCGGACTAGATGGCTTGATTGATATATTCCATAAAAATGCTTATCTAAAAGGCTTGCAAATGTGTGAAGTTGAGGTTAATTCCGATTTAACAGATATTGTGGATGTTTACCCTATAGACCCTCAAACTGTTACGTGGGAACAGGAGGAAAGGGAAGGCAGAAAGGTTTGGGTACCTTATCAATTAGTGGGATTTACAAAAGTAGACCTATCAAAAGGCAATATATTTTATGTACCTGTAGACCCAGATAACGAAGACCCAAGGGGCAATTTGATTATGGGCACTTCATTACAACCTATTGATTATCAACTTCAATCTTTACAAGATATGTCGGCGGTTTTAAGACGACAGGGTTATCCGAGAGCAGATATAGAGATTGACAGGGAAGCTTTTATTAAGTCATTGCCTGCTAACGTAAGAAATGACCCTAAGCAATTAATGGATGCATTGGACAAATATTTTTATTATCTAAAAGATATTATGCGACAACTTGAGCCTACCGATGATTATATTCATTACAGTGATACTAAAATTAATCAAGGTGGCAGCACTAACCCTGCGAGAAGTATGGATATTAGGGCTTATAATGAAATGTCCGATATACAGGTTCTAAGTGGACTGAAACAATTATCAGTATTTGCTAATAGGAATACCGGTATTACTGAAACATGGGGTACAGTACAATTTCAAATTTATTGCAATGGTATAGCTTCAATTCAGAGGGGTAGCAAAAGGCTTATTGAAGAAGTTGCAAAGCTATGGCTAAGAGTAAAAGGCGTACAAGCTATTCCTGTATTTACTCATAATAAAGTTGACTGGAATAGCGAAGAACAAAGAATGAAAGTGAACTCCATGAAACAGGACTTTTATGCTAATGCTGTTAGGTATGGTTGGATTACTAACGATATGGCAGCACAAGAAGTAATGGGCGTTGAAAAAGCTGTTAGCAAAATGCCGTCAGGAGGTGATGTTTCTAATGGGAGTAATGACTAATATTCGTGGTTCTAATTTAGTAATGAAAGATTTTAAGGCAAGTAAAGGATTTCAAGATTGCAAAGATTGCCTGTTCGAAAAACTTTGCGAGGAATATAAAGAAGAGGAATTTGGCATAAAGAAAGAAGGTGAGAAGTCTTGAGCGTAAAATATGGAACTCCGACAGAAGAACAATTAACGAAAATAAATAGTTTGGCAAAGAGAACTTTATCGAAAGATGAAGTTTTTGTTTTTCCTAACAAATTAGCCGGTGATATGCTTATACCTGATAGATATATTAAGCTATCAAAAGAATTGCTCGAAGTGTTTATGAAAAATGCTAAAGAAGGTGTTTCACTTTTATTAGACCATAGTTGGTGTCCTGATGGTTTCTTTGGTTTAGGCGGTAGACCAAAACCTGCTATTCCCTACGGCAGAACTTTTGACGCTAATTTAAGTGTTAGCGTAGTAGAAGGTGAAACAGTTGCCTTAAATGCAGACCATTATATGATGAGAGGCATTGAGATTGACGGTATTTCAACTGATAATCTCATACAAAGCATTGAAGCAGGAACATTGTTTGATACTTCTATAGGATTCAATTTCAACAATGCTGAATGTTCAGTTTGCGGGAAAGATTACTATAGCGGTGATTGCAAACATTGGGCGGGAAGGACTTACGAGGTTGAGGGTGATGATGGGGTAACAAGGAATGTCCTTTGTTATGTGACCGCAAAACCACCCGGAGGCCTATGGGAAAACAGTCTTGTGTTTGATGGTGCTTATCCAACAGCGGGGGTGCTTTCAAAGACTGGTGAAATAATTGAAAATCAAAACGGTATATTTGAAGTTGTAACAGAATTGAAAGGTTTAGACCCACGGAAACAACTTATTGCGACTTATAGCAATAGAGGTGGATTAACCACTTTTATTAAAAAATCCGACCATAAAAAAATTTATACAATAGGCGATGACAGACTGAAAGGAAGTGAAAAAATGAACGAGAGATTGGAAAAAGCTCTTGAAAAACTTGGTATAGAGTATAACAAGGATGAAAACTTGGAAGTATTGCTTGAAAAAATAGCTGAGAAGTGGGATACAACTATTCAATCTATAAAAGATAGTGTTGCGCCGCTTAAAGAAGGTGAAGCAGTAGAGCCTTCCACTAAATATTTGGGAATACCTTTGAAAGAGATAAAGGAAAAGTTAGGACAGGAAGTAGAAGGCGAGGAATTACTCAAATTTGCAAAAGAAGGTATTGACTATCACAAACAAGTTGTCGAAGATTCAATCGCTATGGGAGTTAAGGCCATGGCTAATGACTTTCCTGCCGATACTTGGAAAACAACTTTTGCAACAATGGGAACTGTTGCAATTAAGGAAATAGCTAAAACTTGGGAAATCCAAGCTAAAGACGGTATTAAGGCGGGAAGATTGACAGAACCAAAGGGCGAAGATGAGAAAAAAACATCTTATCCTGATGAAGCATTTGCGGTTGGCAGATAAATAAAATAAAAGAATGACAGTCCAATGGGCTGTTTTTTTAATTTTTGGAAGGAAGTGAGAATATGGCACGTGGTGGGATTAGTTTTGACGGTATAGGCGTACAGCAAGCAACATTTAAAGCGGGCGAGAACTTAATTAGTTTAGTTGAAACCAAGGGCAGAGATGGAGTTGTTGGCGTGCCTGTGGCTATAACAGATAGTGGCGAAGTTGATTTGGGTGTTGTTGGGGAAACCATATTTGGAATAATCAATGTTTACGAAATGGACAACCATGTGAGTGTTACTTTTAGGGGTTTTGTGACTAATGTTCCAACTAAATCTACCCCACCGACTATTGGGAAAATTGTTGCTTTTGATGAAGATGGCACAGTAAAAGACAGTTCAACTACTGCAAAGTTGAGAAACCCTGTATTTGTTGAGGTTGATGGTACAGCAAAGACCGCAACTGTATTTTTAGGCTAATTGAAAAATAAGAAAGGAAGTGTTTATAAATGGCACGAGGTGGATTAAGTTATTCCGGTATTGGATTCAGGGCTGCAACATTTTTAGCAGGAACCGGAATCAAGACATTGGTAACTGCTAATGGCAAAGATTTAGTGAAGAATATTCCTGTTGTCGTAACAAGTGCTGGCGATACTGTTGATTTAGGAAATGACGGAGATGTACCGTTTGGCTTTATTGATGTTTATGAAGATGACGGTTATTGCACAGTGCAGTTTCGAGGATTCAGAGAGGATGTTCCGACGGTTGCTACTGATATAACGCCGGGTAGGCTTTGTTTGGTTGATGGAAACGGAGTTGTCAAAGAATCTACAAGCGGTATAGGTGTAAATCAGAAAATGACTAAAGCTGTAACTGCCGCTGTAACGACTGCGGGAGAAATAACCGTAACAATAAAAGCTGCTGGCTCACTCGCTCTTGAAGATGGGAAACCAGTAGAAGTAGATATTACTACGGAAGATAATGACACAACAAAAGTTGCTACTGCTATTAAAAATGCGTTATTGGAAGATGATGACGTTGTTGCATTTTTCACTGTTACAAGCTCTGGTGCAAATGTGATTTTGGAAGCAAGAGCTGCGGCTGATAATGATGACACAATGGATATTGATTTTGATGACACTGGAGAAACAGGCGTAACTATGGATACTACTACCGACGTTGAAGGTGTAGCTGATAGGAAGATAGGGTTGCCGATATTTGTTGATTCAGACAATGCCAATGACAAGGCAACCGTATTTTTAGGTTAATTTGAAAGGAGATGAAAATATAATGGCTGATAGAATTACATTAAACGCATTATCAAGCGACCTTTATCAAAAGGCGCATGAACAGGACATGACACTTTCTATGTTACTAGAAAGTTTAGACCCAACTCCCGAAGGTGGAAAACTTGACGCTTTTGAAAGACTAATGAAGGAAGCAGGAATATTAACAAAATCTGTAAGAGACAAAAATCTGTTTTCCTCAAAAGTTGAAGCTTTCTATAGAACTAATGAGTCTAAAATACTTTTCCCTGAATATGTAGCAAGAACTTTAGTACAAGCTATGACAGAATACCCAATATTCAAATACCTTGTAGCAACAAGAACTCCTATAGACAGCAATGTTTATAAGGCTTCATACCTTGATTGGAACGATAAAGACAATAAAAAAGCTGTAGAAATGAGAAGGGTAGTAGAGGCTACTGATTTGCCAGTTGCAAGATTGAAACTCGGTGAAACTGCTATCACTCTCTACAAATACGGTAGAGCCGTAGAAGCTTCCTATGAGGCTTTAAGGAGAATGAGCCTTGAACTCTTTGAAAGACATATCAATAAAATAGGCGTAGAAGCTGCTAACAATAAAATATCCGAAATCTTAACCGTTATAAAAGACGGTGACGGTAATAACAATGCTGCTCTGACACATAAAGTAAAAGACTTTGACGCAACTGC